GTTGTGCCGTTTCTCTCACCGGACAACACTGTTATGTTCGCCTTCTCCTTGTACTCCGGACACTTCAAGTGGATGTCCAGTTTGCCCATCTGTGGCATTCCGAACGTACCTGTCATTTCCGGTTGTGGTTTGTGGAAAGACCCCTGCAGGATCACAGATCTGTCCTCGGCCATTGAGTCGATAGTTGTCTCCTTATCGTCCCCAGTGATCTTGACCAGATCCAAGAATCCCAATCCATGCGTGTGTTTAACGATGTCTTTTAAGATGTCTATCATAATGTTTGTATTGTATATGATATTTAGATCTTAGTCTAGTGTTATTTCAGAAACTTTGTACACAACTGGATTTTGTTTACCAGGTTTGCGGAATATGGCATAATTGGCGCCTGGACGGAACATGTTCATCTCCACAACTTCATAGCCCTCGTCTTTAATTATTTTTGTCATGGCTGTCTTGGTGTTGTAGTTCCAGTAGCCTCTTTTGGCCTGACTAAGGTCATGATCGAAATGACAGTCCGCATACTGTATGAAAACGTAACCACCTGGTATGAGTACTCTTTTAATATCATGCAGATACTGTTGTATATGCTGTTGCGTGAAAAAGACAAAAGTGTCCCAACTAAACACAAAGTTACAACTGTTCTGTGGTATATTTGAGCATTCCGTGTTGCGTGTGGTGTAAAAATGTAGATATTTGTGATGCCTGGTATTGAATTTTTTCCTAATCACTTTTTCTCTATCTAGCAGTACATCGAGGAAGAAGTTGAGGCGCCACGATCTGAAATCTGTTGAGAACATGCCGTTGCCTGGCCCTATTTCTAGGCTGTTATATATGTTGGTCCTAGCGAATTGGAATATTTTGCTCTGAACCATTCGTTGGAGAGTGACATCAACAAAAGGCATCTGCTGTTTCTGTTTTAGATCTGCTTTGAACCAGTCTAGTGTCTTGTCTAATCGATTTATAATCTCTTTATTGTTAGCGTCCACGGCCAGTTCGATATCCTTCAATATCTTGAGATTGCTGTCTATGAGTGCCTGCAGGTCCTCTTTCTTGACGCGCTCCAATTTCTCTATCAGTAATTTGATTTCCTCTATGCTCAGCATACCACTATTTAGAATTCAAAAAGTTTGTTGAACGTGTTTGTGGTCTCTGTGCTCTGCACGTCCCACTCCAGCACACCTATCAGGTTATCGATCTTCTGGTCCAGTATTGTGCTCTCCATGGCATCTCCGTCAAACGGCAGTTCCTTGAACCATTCCGGAATACGCAGTTCGTCCACAGGATACGCTATTGACGTGTAACCGAGAGGGTTGGATTTCAGTTTACAAACGATCACCTTGGCGCCGTCCGTGATGGGCATGGAATACTTGTCACCGTACATCTCCCTACACCTGTTCCAGTTCATGCTGGCCCTCACGTGTCCTGGCATGTTGGTCTTGCCCTTCTTATTCTCTTCTTCGGTGTATTTGGTCATGTTGTTGGCCCGTTTGGGTGAACCCTTCTCCCAACCTGGCCTCGCCTTGAACTCCGCCCTGAATTGACTGATTTTCTCTAGTACCTCTTTCTCTGCCATGCCCGTCAGCACCATGTACAGTAGATCACTCAGGAAATCCTGTACGAACACAGGGGTGTCTGATCTCTTCAGGTCTAGACCCATCGCTTTCATCTTGCCCGCCTTGCCTTCCGTGTCTGTGCGTTTGCCTTCCTTGTCGTAGTACAGCACCGCGTATCTCTTCTTTGTGATGAACAATCCTTTTGACGCGACCAATTCCCTGCCCGCCGCTATCACCTCTCCCCGTGTGCTTGGGGTGTGGAACGCCCGGGTCATGAATGCCTTGAATGATCCATTGACCTCATCTGATATCCTGTCGTACAGTGCCACGACCGAATCCTTCGTCCACGGTATTACACCCTCGTCTATCTCTTTCTTCAGTGTCTTGTACGCTGAAAAATAAACCGAGTCTGTGTCACCATACACCACGCTCTCTCCCTTGTGGTCATACTTGCCCGCGACGATCTCGTTGACCTTGCTGGCCATGTGTTTAGTGATACATCTGCCTGTGAGTGTCACACTCTGTCCTATCCTGATGTCAAAGAACCTACATCCTGGGTTCAATATCGCTCCATATAATGAGTTCAAATTAATTTTTTTCACGAGCTGTCTCTTGTCCCAGTATTCCCTTTCGATCTCGTTGTCTCCACACTCACGCATCTTCTTCTGCATCTCCTGTCTCTCAGCATACCAACGCTTTAACAAACCTGGAATGATTGCTTCATACTCGTATGTGAATATGGTTCCGTTCGCGCTCAACATCCATTTGTTGTTGCCATCAAATACAACATCATACAGTTGCGCCGCGCTCATACGCACACTGGTCTTGTCCTCCCAGTCCACTATGATCTCCGTGCCCTTATCTTGATTCATTACCGCTTGGTATTCCCAACTGCCGAACTGGCTGTCCCATGCGGCCGCGAACGACTTCTTGGCGTGCTTGGCTCTGTTGATCTCCGCTGATGTTATCACTGGTCTTATCTGTCCTACTATGGTCTCAGGACCCATGTTCAAAGCACGAATCACTGATGGATACAGTGAGTTTATGTCAATGGATCCTATCCAGTCGTGTATGCCCTTCTTGGGCGTGGCCACGTAGGCACCTGCCGCTGGTTGGTTCTCCTCACCTTCTTTTTTGTACTTCCTACCTGGTACCTGCATACCTCTTCTGTGTGCCTCGTTCACAATCGCTTGTTCTGTTACTGCGACAGCACCCATAGTGGTCTGTAGTAGCACGGTGTTCTGGTGAGCGATCTCGTTGGCAAGTTCTATGAACTTCAATTTCTTCTCCAGTTTGGCCAGCAGTGCGGTGTCCTGCCTGTTGTATTCTATGAACAGGCCAAAATCATTCTTGTACAAGTTATCTAAACTTCCTTCGTAAACGGTCTTGCGTTCTCCCAACTCGTGTTCGCCTATGGCATCTAGTCTGAAACTGTGTCTCTCTTCATATGTGTACTTCCTGTATAGTTCCAGCAAGTCCAGGTGCACCCTTCCCACCAGATCAAAGCTCAACTGCTCTCGACCGTACTTCTCGAACACCCTCTTCCTGGGTTTCTCACCCCAGAAGCACAATCGCCTTGTGTCGTCACCACTTAATACTTTCTGTATACGTCCCACGGTGTATGGGATATCATAACCCTCTGAGTTCCAACCTGACAAGATGTCTGCGTCCTCCACCAACTGTAAGAACGCGTCCAGCATGTCCTTCTCCTTCTCGAACAGCATGGTGTTGTCGAATCGCTTGGTGAGCTCTTGTGCATCCGACATGGATATGGTCTTAGGTGGCACCGCCAGTGTGACCAGTTGATCCGTCCAGCTCATGTAACAACTTATGGCAGTTATGGGCATGAACGGATCATCTGTAGTTGAGTAACCACGATCCGGATCGAAGTCTACCTCAATGTCGAAAAACATCACGTTCAGTTTTGGAGTTTCCTTGCCTAGGTAATTCTCTTCCAGGCATCTGAACACTGGATTGATATCGTGTTCATAAAGTTGTTTGTTTGATCTTATGCGTTGCTCTTTAATGAATTCTTTGTGTGTGGAACATACAACACGTTGTAGTGGCTCTCCGGTCATTCCTCTGTGTTTACCCCTTGCGTCTGGGTAGTAGAACACGTACCTAGCATCATATTCAGTGAATATCCTGCCCTTCTTGGGATCACGTTCTACAACGTAAATCCTGTCTTCGTCTTTTTTGTATAATGCGTCTATGTAACTCATCTTACCACCAATAACTGGCCACGCCGTAGCCGTAGACATTTATGACCGCGAAGTAGCCCGTCACCATCATCACGAATGCGGCGTTCCTGCGATAGGCCGCATAGCATTGTGTCACTGCACCTATGAAGAACCCTGGATATATTATGGTCATGTCCGGATCCGCGGCCGTGATCGCTAGTGTGAGGCTGGCTCCTACAGTGAATATGAAACTGACCAGTTCGAAGTAGAACGCGGTCCTGTCACTCTCAAAACTACGAAGCCAGAATGATCTGACTTTGTCCAACATTAAAGTTTGCCGGCCGTGTTCAGGATGCTCTCCAAGGTGTCCATCTCGTCCGCGATGTTCTGGTAGTTGCCTTTGTGTGCGACCGAGATCGCCTTGTTGATCAGTGCTGGTTTCAGTTCCAGTTCTTCCGCTATCGCCTTCACGGTGTCCTTCAGTCCACCCTTGAGATCTTCCACTTCACCCAACACCTGTGAGCCCTGTGATATGATCTGGATTAGTTTCTGCTTCTCAGCGTCGTTGAAATTTCTTACTGCCATTTGTTTCTCCTGTTGTTATCTCACTATTATA